TTGAACAAAATGAAATATTTCACCCTTTTGGTCGAGCTCACTGAATGTCACATTTTACTCACGATGAACGACTTGAACAGAGCGTGGAAAGATAAAACGGTGGCTGCACTTGAGGTCGGAACGTGCGCGACCACAATCGCGGAGAATCAACCAGCGCCGGAGTGGATTGAGCTGTTGCCGGCCGGCGACTTTGTTGGGCGCGATGGTCGGGGACCCTTCAGAGCGAGTAATGCGGAAGCAGTAATCGCTGCAACAGACGCATTACGGATGGAGGCCGGGCTGCCGATCGATTATGACCACGCAACAGATTTTGCAGCGCCATCTGGACGGCGGGCCCCGGCAGCCGGGTGGATTCGCGCGATTGAGGTGCGCGAAGGGGCGCTGTGGGCGAAGGTTGAATGGACCACTCACGGCAGTGCGGCAGTAGTTACACATGAGTATCGCTATATTTCACCGGTGTTCGAATACTCACAAGATGGCGAGGTGCAGCGAGTGCTTCGAGCCGCGCTGACTAACAATCCAAATCTGTACTTGACAGCGATCTCGGCGCGCGCATCGAGCGATAAATCAGTAACTAGCCGAGCGGCGCTCCCGCAGATGAAGACAGGTTCGGCGCGGGGTGCGAGCGATGGTCCAGTGACTATTCCAGCGGCGATGCGCATGGGTGCTGCGAGAGTTGGTGAAGAGCATAGGGGTGAGATGTTCGCAACCACTGAGGCACAACTGTGCGAGCTGCTCGGACTCGAGAAGGGATCTACGCCGGAGATAATAGTTGGAGAAGTGCGTAGAGCGCTTGGGAGACACGGCGCGAAGGGCAACGCCGTCCAAATTGCGTCAGCAGTGCCAAACTCGCAAGCGGCCGAGCAAAGTATATTCGCCGATCCGACGCGTTACGTACCGATCGAGCAATTCGAAAGCGCGCTGACGGAACTCAACCAGCTTCGTGCGGCGGGCGCACGTGAGCGCGCGGCATTCCACGTGGACACGGCGATGAAGGCGGGAAAGATCGTGCCGGCGCAGCGCGAATGGGCGATCGCTTATTGCCAGGCGAACGCAGCGGCCTTCGAAGATTTCATAGCGCGCCAACCCGCGATGATCACGGGTATGACGGCGCAATTCGAAGGTATGCCGGGCGGTTCGCGCAACAGCGAGAATGCTCGCGACAATCAAAGGACGGAGAGCCGGCGCGCGGGCGCAACGTTGACGCGAACAGAACTGGCAGTGTGTGCAAAGCTCGGACTGCGAGCGCACGAATACGTACGTCGGCGCAGCGTGCGCGATGAATTGGCGGCGCTAACCTGACAATAGTCACTTCGCAGCTTGCAAATGTACTGAGTAACGACTTAACCCGCGCAAACCGTCGCAGGCGGAAAGCGCAACGGTGACAAGATGGCCGCATTAACGAATTCGCGAAACACTCCGGAATTGGCCGACGGCGCGCGCACGATGGTGTACCCGGTCGAGGCGAACACGACTGTATATCTGGGGAGCATAGTTGGCTTGAACGCCAGTGGTAACGCGGCGCCGGCATCGAGCGTCGCGACATTGAAGATCATCGGACGCGCAGAATTGGTTGTCAACGGACTTCCGGCACAGGACGCGGTGAACAATCCGGGAGCGGCCGGAGCGATGTCGATCGTGGCACGGCGCGGTGTGTTCATGTACGCGGTGAACGATGGAACGATCGGCGCAGCGCAGGTCGGACAGATGGCGTTCGCGGTGGACGACAATTCGGTATCCGCCAGCGACGGCGGTTCGGCGACGGCTGTCATCGCGCAGTCCACTACGTTTCCGGCAGCCACGTCAGCACAGATCGTCAATGTCGGACACGAGAACATCTCGAAAGTCAAAGTGCACAGCACGGCCGGCGGCGGGACAGTTTATGTCGAAGGCACTGACTATGTGGTGGACTACCAGACCGGGCTGGTGATGTTGATCGGCGGCGGCGGGGTCGCCGCGGCGGCAACGGTTTTTATCGACTACAACTGGGGCGCACCAACGCGGAGTGTGGCTGGACGAATCGCGGGTCTCGAACCGAACGGTCAGGTCTGGATCGATTTTTGGCATCAATCGGTAGCAGCAGTATGAGATTCAATCGAACGCTGGCCGAGAGTAACTGAGTAGTCTCTCCGACTAGTAGCTATTTGCTGAAAGGGCGGCATCAAATTATCGGCGGCAGCGCCAAGTCCAAACATCGAGCAGGAACCAATGGAAATAACTACTGCAAATCTCACCGCATTGTTTACCGGATTCGACGTGATCTTCCAGCGCGGTTTCGAAAAGCCGCCCTCCTACTATGAAAAGATTGCGACCGTGGTGCGATCGGCGTCGCGGCAAACGACCTATCCGTGGCTCGGACGAACGACGAAATTCCGCGAATGGCTGGGCGAGCGCGTGATCCAGGCACTCGAGGCACATAGCTATACGATTGTGAACAAGGATTTCGAAGACACCATCAGCATCAGCCGCAACGATATAGAGGACGATAATTACGGCGTCTACGAGCCGGTAATCGAGCAGTTAGGCTGGGACACGAAGGTCCATCCGGACTCGCTCTTGTTCTCGATGATCAAGAACGCGGTGACGACGCCTGCCAGCGTGCTCGCGTTCGACGGGCAGCCGTTTTTCTCGGCGACCCATCCGGTGGGACCACTGGGCGCGGCAAATGATCCACGTGATACGGTGGCGTCAAACGTGAATGCTTCGGGATCCGGGCCTTACTGGTTTTTGCTCGACGCCTCGCGAGCGGTGAGGCCGTTCATTTTTCAGCTTCGCCGCGAGTATGCGATGACGCGAATGAACACGCTGACGGACGAGGCTGTGTTCACGCGCCGAGAATTCCGCTTTGGAGTGGACGGTCGTGCGAACACCGGCGTGGGACTATGGCAACTCGCTTATGCGAGCAACACAGACCTGAGCGTACCTTCGAACTATGGCGCCGCGCGCGCCGCGATGCGGTCAATCAAAACCGATGCCGGACTGCCCTTCGGAGCATTAACCAGTCCGAATGATGTTTACCTGGTCGTTCCGGCGGCACTGGAGGAGGTCGCCGCACAACCGCTTCACTCGGATTTTATGGTGGGCACAGGAGGCAGTGCCAGCGTAACAACCAGTAATATCTGGAAAAACTCCGCGACACTGATTGTGAGTGAGTATCTGTAGGAGAAGCGATCGATCGGCAGCAATCCGTGAGCGCTGGAACCTTAGGAGAGCGATCGAAGACCGTATTAGTCATCGCCAAACCGGTCGCGGTTAGCAATTCAACAATGGGACGGACCTAAAGTGGCCTACGCAACACCCAACGACATGATGTCCAGGTATCCGAATCGGGACCTGGTGCAACTGAGTAATGAGGATCCGACGCAAACGACGGTTGACACCGATGTCCTGCAGCAAGCACTGAACGATGCGTCGGCCGAAATTGACGGCTATATCGAGGGCCGGTTTAGCTTACCAGTAAGCGATCCGCCGGCAGTGCTCAACCGGCTGGCCTCCGATATCGCGATGTACCGTCTGCAATCGCTGCGACCAGTACACGACCTGGCGGACGCGCGACAACGCTACGAGGACGCGGTGGCACTGCTGGTGCGAGTGGCGCGCGGCCAGGTGACCTTGGGCCTGGCGGCGGACGGCACAGAACCCGCGCCGGCACCGGGGTCGGTGGTGACAAATGCGGGTGGGGACGCGAACGGCGAGCTGCCGCAACGGATATTCGATCGCGGATCACTAAAAGGTTACTGAGGGCAGAGGACCGACAATTCGCTCGCGGAGGGCATCGATTATGCGCGTAAAATTCATCTGCAAACAAGCACAAAAGAAAGACAGTTGGCATCCCGGGCGAGTCGTTCACAGCGCTCAATTGGTACCGGTAGTAGATGATTCGCCGGAGGCGCGCGAGTATTTCGCGGAACCGCCTGCGGGCGCAATTGAATTGGAGGCGCTCGCTTCGGAGCATTTCAAGGTCGGCCATATCTACTCAGTCTGTATCGAAGAGCTATCGGTCGAATCACGCTAGGG